GATGAAATCGCTTGGCGGGAGGCGGGGGTCACCCGGCCACCACGCCTTGTTGCCCTTGCCGGTCGTGAACTTCGCACCGACAGGAACCACTTGGCCGTCCGTCTCGTGATGGCTCAATCGCGTCCGCGGCAGCTCCCCGGCGAGCCATCGCTTCCCAGGCGCCCCGGCATCACGGATCGCCGATACCGAGCCTCGGCCAGCCCCGCCAGTCGCCGCGGTCTGGGCCGCCCGCTCGGCCTCCCATCCTCGCATGTCTGGGAACACGTCGGTTTCGAGGATGTCCGCCATTTCATCGCGGGACAGCCCCGCCTGATAGGCATCGCGGAGCGCGTCAGCGAGATCACGTGTGATGCGCTCGCCGGTCTCATCGGCTGCGTCGGCTGCGTACTCCTGGAGCTCTCGTCTGACCTGGTCGGCCAGCGTCTCATCGATATCGAGATCGTATCGCCGGGCCGTGACGGACCGACTCGCGGACGCCGTGTCCTCCCACAGCGTGTTGAACGCCGTGGTCAGCCGCTCTCTATGCGACTCGAAGATGCGCGCGACCGTGCGCCGGGCCGCCTCACGTGCTGCCAATCGGAGCCGTCCGTCCTGGAGCGCCTCGAGGAGGTCGCTCTCGAACGCGCTCAGCACCAGTGCGAACTCTTCGATGAACGTCTCACGGGCCTCGCGCTCCGCGTCGGATTCCTTCGACAGGAGGTGGCTTCGATGCTCGACGCCGGCGCACTGTTGACACATCAGTCATCAGCCTCCACCTCAGCACGATCTGTGATCGACCAGCCGAGCGAGTCAGCGCGCACCTCGCGACGGGCGTCCTCGCGTTCGGCCTCGAGGGCGGCCTCAACCGCCGCCGAGGAGCCGCTCGTCGAGAGATCCGACAGCAGGAGGTTACCCTCGGGCTCGCCAAGCGGCTCGAGATCGAGCAACTCGCGGGCTTCGTCGACGAGCATCCCTGCCTGAACGCCGGCCTCGATTTTCGTCTGCGCGATCTGCGCCTGGCGCTCTTCATTCTCCGCGCCATGCAGCTCAAACTCGATCGTCCAGCCATCCACGTCGAGCATCGTCTGGTGGATGAGTCGGTACAGGCGGGCCGCGAACTTCTCTTGTTTCGGCGCGATCGTCTCGGTGGCGAACTGCCGGCGCTGGGCATCGGCGTTCGCGCGGTTGATCTTCTCGGTGCGGTTCGCGACGACCGGCGGGACGTCATGCGCCTTCAGGATATCGTGTTCGTTCTCTTTGCGGAACTCGATGAACGACGCGTCCTCCTCGACGCCGACAGTCAGTGGCTCGATCCGGAGGCTGACGTCGTGGGAATCCTCGAACGACGTCTTCGCCCCCGAGACCGCCTCCAAGAGCACCCCGCGGTGCGAGTTGTCGTCGACGCTGAGATCCTGGAACTTCTGCTCAAGCTCCTCCCACGCCTTCTCGGAGAGTTCGCCACCCTCGACGATCACCGCGAAACGCGGCACCCCATCGTTCTCGAAAAAGTTCGTGTTGTACTTGCGAGCCGCCACATCGCCGAACAACGTCTGGGCGGCCGGGATGATATCGGGAGTGCCGTAGTGCGGCGCGAGTGCGGAGTAGTTCCGCATCACGAGCAGCTCGTTCGCGACGGTTCCAACGTCGCCAGTCGTGTCGCCGATGTCTCCGTTATCAGCATCGATGAAGGTCTGCTGATCGTCGTAGCGATCGCCCGCAGTTCCGAAGTAGCCGTCGATGACACTGTTGTCAGGATCGATCTGGATGTATCCCGGCGCGTCCTTGCGAGCGCGGATCGTGTGGGCCGGGATGTGAGCGAGTCCCGTTGGCTCCCCGGTCGAGGTGTTGACCAAGATCTCGATCGCCAGCCAGCCGACTGCCTCGTAGTCATCCCAGGCGTGCTCAAGGACTTCCGCCGGCGTCGCCGGCAGACGATCAGGACCGAGCTGCCACTGGGAGTCGCTGTCGTACCAGAAGTCCTCGACAGTATCGCGCCCCGAGGGGTCATCGCTGTCTGCAGACCAGTGCGGCACGACGCCGAAGCCGTGACCGGCGACGGCCTGGGACTTCGAGTCGACGCATCGAGCGTGCGTCTCGTGGCGCTCTTTCAACAGCGCGAGGTTCGTCGGATCGTACGGCGGGTCGTAGTAGTCCGGTTTCTCGTGGGGGTCCGTCGGGTCGTGCTGCTGGCTGTTCTGGGCCTTCTCGGCCGAGTCGTCGCTGTGGCTCCAGCTGGGGTCGTCGATCGTCGCCCAAGCGCTCTCACGCTGGCGGCCATCGCCGCCGAAGACGCGGACGCCGTCGGCCGATGTCTCATCACTCATTTGTCCACGCTCCCGTCGCCGCAGTCCCGATGCCGCCCCCGTGACGTCTCGAACGGGGTCGTAAGCGGGTCGCCGCAGACGTCACATGTCCGAGTTTGCTGATTCATGGATTTTAGAAGGATCGTGCGAAGTCGCGGCCAGTGTCACGCTCAACCGGCGTGTGCGTGAACAGCGCATACCGGAGCGCATCAAGTGCATGGTCCTTTGCGCCGTTCTTCCCGACGTGTTCCTCCTTATACGAGAGGAACTCTTGGATCAAGTCAGTGCAGCGCTCGGTGACGACGAGGCCGGGGCGCCCCTCGTCCGTTGAGAGACGATCGCGGACGTGGTCGATGCCGCCGTCGAGGCTCTTCTCAGCCTTTACCGCCGACCAGCCAGCTTTTCGGAACTGCTGGATGTGCGACGGTTCGTGCTCCGCGTAGACCGGGCCGTCCGGGCGGCCCAGCATCCACGCACGATTGCCCTCGAGGGCGTCGTCCGGATCGACCACTTCGGCGAGTCGGGACTCCGTCTGGTAGTAGTGATCCCACACAACCCACTGCCCTGTGTGCGTCTGTCGGACATCGACGACAACGCGTGGGTCGTTCCAGCCAGCATCGTAGCCATAGATCGCACGCCCCTCGACGAGGCGATCGGCGAGATCGTCGGCGGGGGCGACGTGCGTGTTGCGCGTAAAACCGTCGTACACCAGCCCCTCGGCGGCCGCGAAGCCGCCATGCAGCCCTTGCTCCTCTCTCGCCGTCCCTTTGAACTGCCGGCGGATCTTCTCGAGACCGTCCGGCGGGAGCAGGGTATTGTGTTCGGTCGACGCGACGACGACCTCCATCTGGTCGGCCCACGGAAGCTCTTCGTCGTCGGCCGTGACTTGGCGCTCGGTGATGTCGTAGAACTGATTGAAGCCGTTGCCCGTCGACGTCCACAGCGTCGTGTTGGGTCCAACCTCCGTCCGCTGGCGCGTGATCAGCATCTCGTGGAGCTCGTAGAGGTCGGTATTCGGTGGGTAGTGGCCGACCTCGTCGCACCAGATGCGGCAGTATTCGCCACCCGCGAAGCGGTTCCACTTGTCCGCGCCACCGAGCCATGCGACGTGGCCCGTGACGTACACGAGGCGTTTGTCGTTTGAGTGCCACGTCTCGACGATCGGGCTGTTCTCTGGATCGCCGTCCTTGAACGGGTTCGTGTCCTCGCCAGGCAGGATTTTGAAAAAGACCGAGTACGTCGTCGACTTGCCTTTCTGGTAATCCTGCGCGAGGACCAGGCTCTCGCCGACGCCCTCGGTATCGGCGACGGCGCCGCGATGGATCCACTGCCCGCCGCACCGAGACTTTCCGCCGCCGTAGCCCGTCCGGAGGGCGACGAGATCGGCGTCGCCGGCCTCGAGCGTGTCCCGGACGTGTGCCTGGTAGTTCGTCCACTTGTACTCGACGGTGGTCGCGCTGGCTGTACTCATGTGCCCTCGTCAGGTTTCCACGGCGTGTCGACGACCTCCTCGTGGAACTCTACCTGAACCGGCCCGCCACCGTCGCCAGTGTGCTCTCGCTTCTCTGTCTTCTTGTAGTCGTACGAACTGGCGAGCATGAACTTCGCAAACGAGGAGTCGCCGTCGTCGTCGCGCCCCTGCTTGATCCAGTCGTCCTCGCCCCGGCCTCGCGCGCGCCTGAGAGCGCGGGAAAACTCCCGCTCCTCGCCAGCCTCATCCTCGTACGTGAGGCCCTGATCGATCCAGCCGTCATCTCCGAAGATGGTCCGGTCGCCGACACCAACTTCACGCTCGATGCCGGCCTCGCTCTTCCCCTTCTCAGCAGCTTGGATCGCCCGCCGTGCGAGTTCGTCAGTGAACGTCGATGGGCGGCCGCCGTGCGCCTCGCCGCCGCCGTCAAGGATCGCCGTCGCCGACGCCTCTCCGATCAGGTGGACATCGGCGAGCTCGTCGACGGTCGCGTTCTCGACGTCGGCGACGGTTGCGAAGCCCGCCTCGCGCAGCTGCTCCGCGATGGCCTCGCCGACGCCGTCGATTGTGGTTAGTCCGTCGGGCATGTGTTCAACCGTGTTCAGCTTACCGTCGGGCGGTTTCGAGTTCCTCAAGCGTTCG